GAACAAAGACGGGTTCAAATTGAGCGCGGGGGACCTGATCCGGCTGATCCAACTGCAAAAGGACATGACGGTGAGGTCGCCGCACAAGGTGACGGTGCAGTGGGTGGAGGACGAACGCGAATGAAGCGCGAGATCCGGTATAACCCGCTGCCGACGCAGGCGCGCTTTCACAAGCTGGAGACGCGATTCAAGGGATTTTCGGGACCGGTGGGCTCGGGCAAGAGCCAGGCGTTGTGCCAGGAGGCGATCCGACTGGCGTACGTGAACGCGGGATGCATGGGGCTGATCGGTGCGCCGACGTACCCGATGCTGCGGGACTCGACGCAGATTGCGATGGTGCAGGTACTCGAGGAGAACGCGATTCCGTTCGATGTCAACAAAGCGGAGAACACGCTGACGTTTACGGACACGGGATCGAAGATTCTGTTCCGGTCGATGGACGATTACGAGCGGCTGCGGGGCACGAACCTGGCGTGGTTCGGGGTGGACGAGCTGACGTACACGCACGAGGAGGCGTGGATCCGGCTGGAGGCGCGGCTGAGGGATCCGGAGGCGGCGCGGCTGTGCGGATTCGGGGTATGGACGCCGAAGGGTTTCGACTGGGTGTACCGGCGATTCATTCGTGAGGGTCCGAACGGATACGCATGCGTGCGAGCGCAGGCGTGCGAGAACCGGCACCTGCTGGGGAAAGTGCCGGACTACTACGACCGGTTGAAGACGAGCTACGACGAGGCATTTTACAAACAGGAAGTGCTGGGCGAGTACCTGAATCCGAATAGCGGACTGGTGTACTACGCGTTCGACCGGAAGACGAGCATCGAGGAGCAGCAGGCGGACCGGACGCTGCCGCTGAGATGGGCGCTGGACTTCAACGTGAGCCCGATGTGCTCGGTGGTGGCGCAGCGGGACGGAGACACGGTGCGGGTGCTGGACGAGATCGTGCTAGGCCGGGCGAGCACGCTGGACGCGTGCGAGGAGTTCGTGAAGCGGAACCCGGCGTGGGCGGCGGGAGTGGTGGTATACGCCGATGCGTCGGCGAGCCACATGCAGACGGCGGGGACGAACGACCGGGACATCATCGAGGACTTCTTCGCGCGATACGCGAAGCTGTCGGTGCAGTACAAGATTCCAAAAGCCAATCCGAGCGTGGCGCTGCGGGTGCGGCTGGTGAACGGAAAGCTAAAGGCGGCGGACGGGGAGTCGACGTTGATGATCGATCCGCGGTGCGAGGGACTGATGGCGGATTTCGACGAGGTGGGGTATGCGCCTAACTCGAATGATATCGACAAGAACAGCGATCAGAAGAGGAGCCACCTGTCGGATGCGCTGGGGTACATGCTATGGGCGGAGTTTTCGACGTACATCAAGACGATCGGGGAGAAGGCGCACAGGCTGGGTCCGTATTGAGCGACGGCACAGGGATGCGGGCATCCTCGACCCAGGGGGCATGGGGAGAGACGGCTCTTTCCACATGGCGAAGTGGAGGCAGAGCGTGACTAGAGAGAGTTGTGCACGCCTAGGAATGAAACCTGGCGGAGCGGCGCGGCGGTAGCGCGGTAGGAGCGCTCCCTTTGGTCGCGGCTCGGTAACAACGCACGAACCGCTCCCTACGGTCGCGGGTCCGAAAGACGGTCGTAACGACGCCGGAACCGCTCCCTACGGTCGCGGCTCCGAAAGACGGTCGTAACAACGCAGGAACCGCTCCCTACGGTCGCGGCTCCGAAAAACGGTCGCGGCTCAGAAACAGGCGCGGCTCAGGCATGCAACACATCCGCTCCCTGACGGTCGCGGCTCCGAAAGACGGTCGTAACGACGCAGGAACCGCTCCCTACGGTCGCGGCTCAGAAAGACGGTCGCGGCTCCGAAAAGCGGTCGCGGCTCGGAAACAGGCGCGGCTCAGGCATGCAACACATCCGCTCCCTGACGGTCGCGGCTCAGAAACAGGCGTGGCTCAGAAAGACGGTCAAGGCTCGGAAACGGTTGGGGAAGGCGAGGTGAAAGAGATGATCGATGTCCGCAAAGAACATCCAGAATACGTCGCGCAGAGGGACGTGTGGCCGAAGTATCGCGACCTGTACGTGGGCGGCGAGCAGTTCATACGGCGCGCGGGGCAGTACCTGATCCCGCGGTTGCGGGAGCCGGGGGACGTTTTTCTGGAGCGCACGAACCGGGCGTTTTACGAGAACTACATCGGGTCGATCATCGACTGGTACGGCGCGACACTATTCCGGCGCGAGCCGGCGCTGACGCTGGACGGCCAGGACGACCGGGCGCGGCAGTTCTTCAGCCAGTTTGCGGAAGACTGCGACCTGCGGGGATCGACGCTGAGCGAGTTCTTCCGGCGGCAGATGATCGAGGCGCTGGTGGTGGGGCGATCGTACATCGTAATCGACTTTCCAAACCCGGGGACGAAGGCGCAGAACCGGGCGGAGGAAGACCGGCTGGGGCTGAGCCGGGCGTATTTGTGCGAGTACGCGGCGGAGAGCCTGGTGAACTGGCAGCGCAACGAGCGGGGCGAGTTCGACTGGGTGGTGCTGAGGACGGAGCGGCGGGTGGACGAGCCGGGGGTGGGGGAATGGGCGACGGAGCGGCGGTGGGTGTACTACGGGCGCGAGCAATTCCAGGTGTACGAGCAGTGGGAGCGCAAGGGGCAGGCGGGGCCGGTGGAGCTGGTGAAAGAGGGCGTGCACGGACTGGCGGCGCAGAAGGTGGTGCCGCTGGTGGAGTTCAGTTTCGGCGAAGGCATGTGGCTGATGAACAAGGCGGCGTCGCTGCAGCTTGAGCATTTCAACAAATCGAACGCGCTGGGATGGGCGCTGACGATGGGATTGTTCGCGATGCCGGTGGTGTACAGCGACCGGGAGTGGAAGGAGTGCATCGGGGAGAGCTACTACCTGCAACTAGGCCCGCAGGACAAGTTCGGGTGGACGGAGCCGGAGGGGCACGTGTACCAGGTGGCGCTGCAGAATATCGACTGGCTAAAGCAGGAGATTTACCGGGTGTGCTACGCGCTGAACCAGGCGATCAACCCGGGCCCGGACAACACGCAGATGACAGGGGTGAGCAAGCAGCGGGACTACCTGATCACGCAGGAAGTTCTAAGAGGGTTCGGCGACCGGGTAAAGGACACGCTGAAGAAGGTGCTGCGGGTGGTCGGGAAGGCGCGGTCGGACGAGATTGGGATCGATGTGACGGGGTTGGACGAGTTCGACATCGGGGACTTCTCGAGCGAGTTGCAGGACGCGCAGACGTTGCTGGGCCTGGGGATCGATTCGGAGACGTTCCGGACGCAGGTGCTGAAGAGGCTGGCGCTGAAGTATTTGTGCGACGTGCGGCAAGAGGTTAAGGAGAAGATCGCGCAGGAGATCGACGCGGGGCCGGCGGGGCATTGATGAGCTGAGGCTGGGACGGAGAGGCGGGCGCGGCGATCGGCCCGCAGCGGAAGAGCAGATTTGCCGGAGAGAAGAGATGGGGACAGCGCGCTGTCCCCATTTTCATTTGTGCCGGTCGTATCAACGAGCAACAGAACGACGAAGGAGAGAGACCCCATGGGGCAGGACAGCAACGCGCTCTCGCCGGGCGGGAATGACACGCGCGGGATGATCCGCAGCGTGATCGAGGAGTACCTGAGCTCGGAACGGCGCCGGGCCGAGCCCGCGTATCAAGCCGAGCTGACCGATGAGCGCCAGCGGCGAGAGCAGCTCGAGCGGCAAGTGAACCAACTGGTGGAAGAGAACCGCAAGACGAAGCGGGAGGTGGAGGAGGGCGACCGGGTGACGCGGATTCGCGGCGAGCTGCAGCGGCTGGGCGTGACGAAGCTGGACCTGGCCTTCAAAGCGGTAAAAGACGAGATCCAGCGGGCGCCAGACGGAAGCCTGGTGGCGAAGACGCCGGAAGGCGAGATTCCAATCAAGGATTACCTGAACCAGTTCGTTCAGGACAATCCGGAGATTCTGCCGGCGCGGATGGCGGGAGGGTCAGGCATGCTGACGCCGCCGCGGAGCAGCGTGGGCGCGAGCATCGACCTGGATTCAATCCGGCCGGGGATGAGCGCTGAGGACATGCAAAGGGTGCGCGAGCAGATCGCCCGGGTCGCGATGCAGACCCTGCGGGGCGAGTAGGGCGGGGCAAGTACGGTCCCGCGGTGATCAAGAAAGGAAAGGACAAGGAAAAGAGAGATGCCGATCATAACTTCCGCCAACCTGGCGAGTGCGATTGTGAAGCTGGTGGCCGCCGATGCGCTGCCCACGCTGATGGGCAACCTGGTGATGGGCAACCTGGTGACGAGGGACTACGATGCCACGCTGGCCAATGCGGGCGACACGGTGAACGTGCCGATTCCGCCGGTACTGGTGGCGAACAACATTATCGAAGGCGGGAGCGTTCAGACGCAGAACCCGGACCTGGGCAATGCACAGATCATCCTGAACACGCACGCCGAGGCGACGTTCCAGATACCGGACGTCACGAAAGCGATCGCGGTGCCGACGCTGTTGAAGATGTACATGCAGCCGGCGATGGTAGCGCTGGCAGAGCGCGTGGAGACGGACCTGCTGAACCTGTATAGCCAGTTCACGGCGAACGCGCCGCTGGGGATCGGGGGGACGGCGGTGACCGAAGCAGTGGTCGACCAGGCGGAGACGGCGCTGTTCACGGCGAAGGTTCCGACGAGCGAACCGAAGTACCTGGTGGTGCATCCGTCGGCGTATTCGGAACTGCGCATGATCGACCGGTTCACCGAAGCCGACAAGGTGGGTCCGCTGGCGCAGGCAATCGACACGGGCGTGCTGGGACGGATCAAGGACTTCTTCGTGTACCGGTCGCAGTTCGTGCCGCAAACCGGGACGGGCACGGTGACGACAAACAACCTGGCGTTCACGCGGGACGCGATCAGCCTGGCGATCCGCCGGCTGCCGAAGCCGCTGCCGGGGACGGGCGCGATCGCCGAGTATGCCGAGCTGGGCAACTTCGGGATGCGGGTGGTGATGAGCTACCAGCCGAACACGCTGGCGCAGCAGTTCACGGTGGACATCCTGTACGGCTGTGGCGTGCTGCGGAACCTGCACGGGTTGCAGGTGCGGAGTTAGGCGCGAGGAAACGGCGACGGGCGCCTTCCCAGAGGGCGCCTGCACGCCAGGGTTTTGGGATTGGGAGTCCATTGAATAACTTGAGCAACGCGGGGACCGCTCCTTTACAGTCGCGGCTCAGTAACGGACGCGGGTCGGTAATGGACGCGGCTCAGTAACGGACGCGGGTTGGTAACAGGCGCGGATCGGCAACAGGCGCGGATCGGTGACGGGGTGGAGATCAGCAAGAGCAGAGGGTTTTTCAAATAGAAGAAGGGAGCAAAGCGATGGATGTGCGGCAGTACTACAAGAAACTGCGCGAAATGGAGGCGACGCTGCCGGAGGCCGATACGGTGGTGGTGAGCAAAGAAACGCCGGACGGGGGCAAGGGCGGGGTGCTGACGGAAGTAGCGCGGCGAAACGCCTGTCAACTCCTGCTGGAAGGGCGCGCGCGACTGGCCAGTGATGCCGAGGCGGAGGCCTACCGGCAGGACGAGGCGGCGAAGCGCAAAGCGTTCGTGCTGAATCGGGAGGCGGGCAGGCTCCAGGTTCACGTGGTGGCGACGGAGTTGACCCAGCCTGCGCCGGCGCGGACGGAAAACTAAGGAGGCGCGTGGTGGCTCTGCTAGTGGACAGGTGGTGGTGCGAGGCGGAGGAGTTGCAGGCCTACGACAGCAGCGCGACGAGCGTGGCGGCCGA